TAGCAACAGCGGAAAAAATTAGAAAAGCATACGCAAGGCTATAACTAGGGAGCCTTCGGGCTTCCAATGATGTAGCTATCATCCACAGAGGAGAACATAGTAAGTGTGTTGCTCCTCTTTTAATTTGCATTTCAAACAAAAGTATGCTATACAAGAGGTATGGAAGCAGAGAAAAAAACAGAGAGAGTACAGGACAAAAATCTAATACCATTTAAAGAAGGAGAGAGTGGCAACCCTAACGGAAGACCTAAAGGACAAAGGAATTACGCAACTATCTATCGTCTAGCACTAGAGAAGTATGCAAAAGAAAAAGGTATGACAGCAGAGGAACTAGAAGAAGAGATTGAGGTTGTAGGACTTAAACAAGCAGTTAAGGGAAACTACAAATTCTTTCAAGATGTAAGAGATAGAACACATGGCAAAGCAAAGCAATCCCCAGATGATCCAGGTACAGAAGACAACCCTATGCACATGACTATAACTATTAAGAAACTATGAATGTTGAGATAGGACAGCGATTCAGGAGGCTAGAGGTTATAAGTGATTCCTATATAAGGGAAGTAGGAACCAATAGAACAAGATCAGTTACATGTGTTTGTGATTGTGGTGAGAAAAGAGATATTTCAATTTATAGTTTAATTAATGGCAAATCAAAAAGCTGTGGGTGCCTACAAAAAGAGTTACTATCAAAAAGAATTATAAAGCATGGCATGACACATACAAGAGATTATAATGGTTGGATGATAATGAAAGCTAGGTGCTCAAACCATGATCATCCTAGATTTAAAAGCTACGGAGGAAGAGGTATTAAAGTATGCGATAGGTGGCTAGAATCATTTGAGAATTTCTATGAAGATGTTGGAAAGAAACCAGAGGGCATGAGCTTAGAACGTATAGATAATAATGGTAATTACGAGCCAAGCAATTGCAAATGGGCTACAAACACAGAGCAAGCAAACAATCGTAGAACAAATATATTCCTTACATATAAAGGTAAGAAAAAGAGTATAAAACAATGGAGTTTAGACTTTGGTATAGACTATCTAGTTATATACAAGAGGGTAGCTAGAGGCTGGTCTGTTGAGGACGCTATTCATCAACCACTTGGTTCACGTATGCTATAAAATGTTAAATATATCACTACCAGTTCTTGACTACAGGGAGTATCAGAAACCGCTTGTTAAGTATATGAGAGATGGTAGAGAGAGCGGCACTAATAGAAGAGCAGTGTGGGTTGCACATCGTAGGAGTGGTAAGGATGTCACGTGCTGGGAGCTTATAGTAGAGGAAGCTATACAAGAAGTAGGAACATACTATTATTGTTTACCAGAGTTTACCCATGCTAGAAGAGTTATATGGGAAGGTATGTTGAACGAAGGACAAAGGTTCATTAACTTAATACCAGAAGAGATGATACAAAGTAAGAACGAAGGACAGATGAAAATAGAGTTAGTCAACGGAAGTATAATACAGCTAGTCGGTTCCGACCAATTCGATAGACTAGTAGGAACTAATCCAAAAGGTATTGTGTTCTCTGAATTCTCAATTACACATCCTATGGCTTGGCAGATACTTAGACCTATCCTAGCAGCCAATGGAGGTTGGGCTATATTTAACGGAACACCAAGAGGCAAGAATCATTTCCATGAGATGTTAATGAAAGCAAAGAAAGACCATACATGGTTCTGGGCTGTAGATGATGTAACTAAGACTAATGTGTTATCCCAAGAGGTACTAGACAAAGAGAAAAGCGAAATGGATATAGATATATTTAATCAGGAGTACTACTGTTCGTTTGATGCAGCAAGCAAAGGAGCTTACTACTCTGAACAGATCATGTCACTAAGAGAACAGAACCGTATATGTAAGGTTCCTTATGACCCTAAACTTAAAGTATACACAGCATTTGATCCAGGCGATGCAGTAACAGCTCTAGTTTACTTTCAGATACATGGTAAGGAAGTACGCATAATAGATGCGGAAGAGTTCTATTCTCCTTCTATTGAACACATATTCACAACAATCACAGAGAAGCCATACAGCTACGCTAAACACTTCCTACCCTTTGATGCAACAGTTAGTCAAATGGCTACAGGTATGTCAATTATAAGACAGCTAAGGAACTTAGGACTACAGAACGTACAAGACCTACCACAACAGAAGTCTAAGATGCAAGGTATCATGCAGGTCAAAACAGCATTTGCTTCCTTTTGGATAGATGAGAAGCTAGAAAAGACAGTACTTGAACCACTATCAAACTACGCTCCTAAGTACAGCGAGACTAGGAATGACTACTCAAAGGAACCAGAACACAACTGGGCTTCACATATGTCAGATGCAATACGTTATCTAGTAATAGCTCTACCACTTGTTACCTCAATACATATACCTAAGAAACCTAAACCTAGAATAAATGCAATACGAAGATCAGGTATTCGTTGACTTTCGGAACAAAGTGTGCATATAATAGAAAAAGAGAGTGGATAATCGATTAAAATATGCCAAAAACTACAAAAAAGCCTAAATTATTAGCTTTTTATCATAATAAAGAAAATTCAGAAAAGTTGTCATTAACAAAGAAAGAAGAGAAAGATATGTCAGAGGATTGGGAGGATATACAGAACCAACGTCTTTATCGTAGTAAACAACTAGATCAATGGAGATGGGCAGGTTCAGTCTATAACGTAATACAAACAGCTAACCCAGATGATCGTATCTCACAAATCACACTAGGTTGGATTAGATCATACATAGACACAGGTATTGCACAAATGACAGCAGGAGAACCAGAGTTTGATTATGATGCTCTAAGTCCTAATGACGAACCTAGAACTCAAGTATGGAAGAAACTAGTTGAAACAGTAATGAATCGTAGTAACTATGGCTCACATCAGAAGATAGCAATGACGGACTCTCATGTGTTTGGCCCAGGTGTATTTGAAGTATATCAACAACGTCCTTATCGTACGATCAGAGTACCAAAGGGAGAAGGATACGAAGAAAAGCTAATCATAGACCACAGACTACCAAGAGTAGGAGTTCGTGCAGTTTCTCCCTTCCGTTGTACTCGTAATCCTAACGTAAGTGACCCTAACGAAGTAGGAAGCTGTACTAAAGAAGAAGTATTAACATGGAATCAGTTTGTTCAGAAGTATGGGAGGTGTTTAAGTGTTGGAGGACAACTAAAGTACAAACACATAGACCAGATCACAAAGGGTTCTCATGTTAAGATAACTATATACCAAGATGAGATAAGGGACGTTTATCGTATTTATGCTCTATCGTATGGAAGTGAAAGCGATGGAGAAACAGAAACACCACCAGAGCAGTTAGGTGTACCAATCTTTGATAGACCTCTAAAGATTCATGATGTATATGGTCCTAACGATGAACTACTAAGATCAGTAGGTCTAAACATACCTGGTATGTGCAATCTAGTATTCATGCCTTATGCTGATAAACTAACAACAAACTTTGAGGAACACTGTATATATGGAATGGGACTACCAGAACACATGGAAGGACTAGATACCTTCATGCAAACAGCTTTCAATATGACAGTAGATAACTGGACAATGGGTAACACTGTTCTACTTAACTACGAATCACAAGACGGTACAGTACCAGACTTCGATTCTAACGAGTACTACGGTGGAGAGTTTGTAAATGCTAAGGTAGACACTCAAGTACTAGGGCAAGACCGTACAGTCAACTTCGACAATATGTATGAGGTACTAAATAAACTAACAATCCCAGCTACAGGAATAAATGTAAACATGATTGAAGGAGACCCATCAAGAACTAAGTTTGAGTTTGAACAACGTATTGAAGCAAATAACAAACGTAGTGAAATGAGACTAAAGGAATGGGAGAACGGACCACTCAAACGATTGGGTAACTTACTACTTTCAGCTTCTATCTCTGAATTAACAGTCCATGATGTAGAACAAGTAAGGAAAGGAGACTACACAAAGATTCTAGCTGATATTGAGAAGGGAAGAGAAACAAGAGATGATTTCAACTTTGAGAGTGGTAAACCAGTAGAACGAAAGACTCGTTACTATGTAGACATGAAAGGAATGAAAGAGAACTTTACTAAGAAAAGGAAGTCAAGGAAGCTAGACGGAGACTCTACAGAAAACACTCTAGTAAGAGATAAGAAGAACCCAGACGCTATTCATAAGATACCAGTTACCGAGGAGTATGTTGTACCAAGCTACTATGTTGAATCGGGGATACTTTATGATACTCGTGTTGACTCTAAGAGAATGATTACTAACAAAAAGATTCGTGACTATCAAGCTATCCAAGCAGTCATTCAGAACTTTATGGCTCTATTACAAGTAGAACCAGCTCTAGCTCAACAGGTAGACATAACTAAGCTATTCGATCAAATACTAGGTCTAGCAGAACTAGATACAGAGGATATAATGAAAGATGAGAACGCAACTGAAACTTCTAAACTATTGAAACAGATTGAAGACGCTAAACAAGCAGCACTTTCCCAACCACCTAATGGAGAACTTAACATTGGAGAACCTCAAGCTAACCCACTCGGACAACCTAGCGCTCCGCTCTTTGACCAAGCACCAGAGGGAAGCCCTATCCAACCAGTGTAGAATATTCATACTAACAATGTATGATAAGGATAAGAGAGCAGCAGCTCAAGATGTTAGAGAACTACTTATGGAAGCTACACTAGGGCAACAGAACAAATGCGACTTTGATCTAACACAACAGGAACGTTCTATCCTATTACGCAAGAAACTTAATGAACCCAAAGCTACCTGATGATGCTAAACCATTTGAGCGAGGAATACTATTTGCTTATTCAACAGGCATATATGAACCAATGATGATTGTTAGAATCTTAAGACCTAAAAGCAAGCGACAAGTATATGAAACACTAAAGAAATACAAGGATATTCTACCAGAGCTGAGATCGTATCCTACAAGACACATAACAGTATAGTTATTGACTATTTTACTGTATAAGATAAACACTCGCTCTTTTCAATCATCCGACCCTCTGGGGGCTGCATATACTGGCTAGGTTTCTACTCTCCCTAGCCACTATATAGAGCCCCTTAGGCTCAAATTACCCCCTTTCAAATATGGACACCGTCATTGACGAACCAGCTACGACTGAAACCGATAAGGATACTCAGTCAACCGAGACAACCGAAGAGACCACACCTAGTGATACCTCAAAGGACGGTAGCAAAGAAGATGCAGCCATTAAAAAACAATTAGCCGATAAGGACAGATATATAAAAGAATTAGAAGCTAAAAAACCAGACACCAGATCCGAGGAAATCAAAGACCTCGAATGGAGGCTTGAAAACAAGGAACGTATTAGTCTTGTTAAAGAAGAATACGACAAACTACTTGTAGATGGCTACCAAGGTGAGAAGGTATCTAAGACTATTGCACTTGAACTAGCTGAAAAGCAAGCTCATGTAAGCACATCTGATACCCGAAGGAATCGACAAGATGATATGACAACTACCTCAACTACTAATCGTGACGCTGAACTATCAGGTTACGAAACAGAAGGGGATCGCATGATCGGACTTACAAGAGAAAAGAAACGTAAGCTCGAAGAAGCACATCCTCACTTGAGAACGTCATAAGAAAGAGAGAGTAATTTTATTTCTTACTCTCTAATAGAATGGCTTTAGGATTTCAGAGATTAACAGGGAAGCAAGATGTTCGCGATTTGATCGTTGCAACTGCTTCTGTAGTCGCTATTGGTGATTTAGTTTCTACTGATGAGTCAGCAGGAAATTTGATTGTTGGAGCAACTAACATAGCAAATGTTGGTGTAGCACTAGACGCTTCGGCTAATGGTTCAACCACAGCAATTAGATATGACAGACTTACACCAGGTACAATCTGGCGGGGAGCTGTTGAATCTGGCACACCAGTAGCAACACTTAAAGGCAAGTTCTGTGATATTAGTTCACAAGACGGACTTGCTGTTGAGACTACAACAAATTCAGATTGCCGCATCATTGATTGGGCTGGTGATACTGGATTTATGGACGTTGAGTTCACGACAACTGAACAACTAGGTCCGGATACAGCTTAATTTATTTCCCCCTAACAATATGGCTTTAGGATTTCAAAGACTTACAGGCGAACAAGATGTACGCACCTTGCTTGTAGACACCGCAGCGGTTGTTGCTATCGGTGATCTTGTCTCCACAGATGAATCTGCTGGTGATTTGATCGTTGGAGCAAGTAATATTGCTAACGTTGGAGTCGCACTTGAGGCATCTGCCGCAACTGAAACAGCCGCTATTCGTTATGACCGACTAACTCCAGGCTCAATCTGGCGGGCAAGAGTTGAAACAGGAACAATGGCTATAACGGAGAAAGGCAAATTTGCAGATATTAACACTCAAGACGGTATAACTCTTACAGAATCAAATAATGACTGTAGGATTATCGACTGGGATGGTGTTGCAGGATTTGCAGATGTCGAATTTACGACAACAGAACAATTAGGACCAACAACAGTTTAATTTTAATATTTACCCTTTTTACAAATGCCATCGAATACCGCGTATACACGTTCATGGTTTGATCGTATCAACTACATGGTTCAAGAAGCCTTAGACGTTGAACTAGCAAACGATCCTATCATTGACATGTTTACAGACAAAACGAATGGAGACAAACAAGATACTCTTGATCTAACAGGTAGAGCAAATGACGGCTATGCACTCTTCACATCAGAAGGGCAAAAAGCTAACTCAACTACACCTGTAGAAGAGGATCAACTAAGTAAGAACTTCCTATCTATCAAAGAAAGGCAAGTCTTCACTTGGGAGTCATTCTTACATGACAAATACGACTACATCAACGACACATCAGCAGAATTAGCTAAGAAGATTATGAAATCATATCATCTAGCTCTTACTCATCAACTATTTAACTTCTCAACAGCTACAACTGTTACTCTTCCAGGTGGAAAGATTTATGATCTTACAACACCAGACGGAGTAGCCCTAGTATCTGCATCTCATACTACACCAGTAGGAGGTTCATCTATCACTAATATTGGTGGTACAGGTGCTCTTTCAGAAGAGAACCTAACTACTAATGTTTCTGTAGGTCAGGAGAACATGGTTACATCTAACGGAACATCAATTGCATACGACCCAGACATGCTTATTGTTCCTAACTTTGCACCTATGGTTAAGAAAGCACAGCAAATTACTGGTTCCGACCAAGTAGAAGGCACAGCTAATAACGCTATCAACGTTTACTCTGGTGGAAGCATGAAGGTTGTTGTTCTAAAACATGCACCTCTCCTAGCAGGTGGAGGACGTGATACTACAACAGCTAGAAAGTACCGCTGGGCAACAGCAGATAGTTCAATGCTAAAGAAATCTCTAGTATACAAATGGGCAGCTAAACCAGAATCTCATCCTAGATTTATGGATGAAGAGAATGGTGATTCCGCTTTCCTTGTAATGGCTAGATTCGCCTTTGGAGCAGCAAGGTGGCAGGGTTACGTTCAGAATAACGCAACTACAGCACCAACAGACTCAGGAGCAGTTTAATATTTTACCCCTTTAATTTATGGCTACAACATTTGGATCATTAAAAGCAACGGGGACAATGGCAGTTGGTGGAGCACTGACAGTCATTGGTATGGTAACTGGAGCATCCTTCATTGGTACCTCTGGTACTGATACAGTAGTAGACTCACAATCTGGTCAAGACATCGTTTATGAATTAAACGGTACAGAAACTAAACGTGTCATGGCACCAGTAACGTGTACTGCAACTGGTGGGCTCGCAAAATACGATACTTGTATTACAGCTTCACCTATCACAACAACAGGAGCAATAACTAAGGTTTCTATTGAATGTGGTAATGTCGCTGAGTCACTAACTGGAGACTTGAGCTTCGTAGAAGCAGTAGAAACTGGAACTGGTACAGCACTTGTCAACTTCGACAATGCAGTAATAGGAACAGGAGCTACAGTAGTTTTCAATACAGGATCAGTATTATGGAACCCAACTAATTACCTTAAATTTGGTACTTTATCAACTCTTACAGGGACTCTAAACACAACTCGTTATGATTGTGTTATGAAAGTTGAAGTAGATAATATTTATGGACGTTAGTCCCCTTACGTTGGAGATTCAGCAATGAGTCTCCAATAATAAGAGGATTTATTTACCCCCCTAATCAAAATGGCAGATTATCTAAAACTCTTCTACGCTAAGAGACTTACACCATCGGAACCACATCACCTTACTTATATCAAAGGTCGTCTAGCAGCTTTGAAAGTTGAAGACCCTAAAGGATATGAGGATTATTCAGAACACTATAATACAACAGA